GCATAAATGTAGCCACTAGGTGGTTTACAGGGGAATCTGAGATTTTAGCATAACCGTGTATATCTACCAGGCAGCAGGGGGGTGGTCACTCGTACCCCCCGTAGTAAATCAAGTGTAATCGCAGGAAATAAAAAAGTTTTCCCACAGATATAGTCAGGGGTACACCCTAGTTTTAATTGTGGTTTCGTTTGGGGAGAGTTTGGGGGAGTGTGAATTTTTGTAAGCTATAACCCCCCCTGTAAATCACTTAATAAATTTTTAGTACAGCCAAAAAAAAACCCCTGATGATTAGTCAGGGGTTTAATTTAATTAGACTTTATTAACTAGCTTTTTTTAAACTAGCTTGAACTCTTTTATGCTCTTCAATATATTGCTGTGCTTTAATAAAAACACTTTTAACAGCGTTTAAATCTTCAGCGTGGTTTTCCCCCAATACAATTTTTTCTTTAGCTTCATCAATTGCTAAAACTGATTTTTTCATAAGAGTTTGAAAACCATTATTTCTAGCTGAAACCTCAGTTGAATTGATTGGCGTTCTTTTATCAGCAATATAATTTTGAGTTGCTCTTTTTAATTGTGAAAATTTCATGCTCACAATATCCAACCCTTTATCATTGTCTGAATAGTCTTTGGCAAATTCACCTTCTACAAAAATTTCTGAATTTTTGCTTCCTGTAAATTGCTCGCCTTTTTTGTTTTTTGTTATGATATTTGTTTTAGCTGTCACAATGGCAACCCATAGAGATTCTTTTAAAATTCTCATACGTTCTTTACCATTATCAGTAGTTGAAGCCCATGACTTTAAACTATCAACCCCTAACCATTTTTTGTAAGTATCAGCTAACCCTTTAACATCTTTATTAGTTATTTGGTTCAAGCTATCAAATGAAATTACTTTTTCAATTCCTGTCTTTTTATTGATTTCAGTATATTCCATTTTAACTTTTTTAGAATTAATAGTTTCAGTTATCATATTAACTAAAACTATTTTTTGATTTCCAACAGAATTTTCAGCTGTTAAAATATCGTCTACTTGTGTTACTTGTTTAGATTGTTCAGCTGATAACTTTATCGGCTTGAACTCTACATTTTTTTCATTTTTCATAACTTACCTTTTTATTAATATGATTAACCCAATATAATTTTTTATATTTATAAAATTAATCATTACTATGTTTAATTCATTTATTTATTAAAGTCAATTAAAGTATTCAAAATTTTGAATTATTAATTTAATATTGATTTTACTAGCTTTTTTGATACCCCCCCCCTAATTGCGATTGATAACTATTCTCAATGCTAATTAGAATTATTATAATATGTAGTTTTTGCATAGCTTAACCCTTGACCTATGCGTTTGACACATACCTCTTTAAGTTGTATTATTAAAGAATATCAACCAACAATAGAGGGCTTAAAAATGTTGAATAAAAAAACAAGTGTTGAAATTGAATTACAAAAAATCAATTCAAATTTGAATACACTTAATAAAATAATGAGTAATTTTTTAGTGATTGCTACGACTGAAAGCACATTTAAAAAACTTACTAATGACCAAATAAAAAAAATAGTTCCAACAGTTTCAGAAACTATTAAATCAATAAATGAAAGCATATATTCATAATGTTTGAATTGCTTTTATATTCAGGGATAACCCTCATTATTTTGGGGGTTATTCTTTTTATTATATCTCAATTCAAATTGCGTGGAATTGAAAATGAAATAGATAAACAAAAAAAATTACATGAATCTTTTATGAAAAGTAAAACAAAATGAATACATTTAAAAAAATATTTAGCTTTGAATATTCGTGGCTTTGTAGCTGTAAAGGTTGCAAATTTTTAAGATTTATTAAAGTTAAAAAATGGTAAAAATAATATTATTCATATCAATCTTTATAGGTGGCTACCTATTACTAGATTTAATGGCGAAATCATTAGGTCTTTAAAATCTAAAACAAATAAATGGAAAGCCCAAGCACTTGACACAGATTAAGTGTCTTGGTAAGGTCGTTGTATAACTAAAAGAAAGGAGAAAGTTATGCAAAAAACATTGTTAGTTACATTTTGGTTGACGATTTCTTTATTGACAGTCGCAACATTTATGTAAAGGAAAAAGTATGACATGTGAACAGGTCTAAGCCCTATCGGTAGCAATATCGGTAGGGCTTTTTTTTATCCCACCTTGACACAATGCCACACCTTTGATATAGTATAAGAATAACAAAGGAGAAAACTATGGTAGACCAAACACAACCAGAAATACTTGAAGTTCAATCCCGAAACAAAGCTATTAAATTTGATAGGGAGAAAAAACAAAAACAAATAAAAAGTTCTTTTGAATTAAATCAAAGCACTCAAAATAAAATAAAAGATATGGCTAAAAAACTAATAGCTTCACACAAAACAACAGAAGAAATAGATAAAGAATTAAAAAAAGTTATTAATGATTTCTTTTCTGGTTCAGTACAACAAAATTTATAACAGACTTTTTTAGCTCTCTCTAAAAAGATACCCTGTGTATGCTTGACATACATGGGGTTTTTTTATATACTATGTACTTATGAAAAATAATATTATACAGTTTGAAGAATACAAAAAACAATTAAAATTAAAAAAGAAAAAAATTAAATATGATAACAAAGGAAAACATCTTCCTTATGTTGCTGTATTTAGAATTAAAAATAGATGTGTGCAAGGTTGGGGAAAAAATAAAAAAGATTTTTTAAAAGATTGTGTTAGTATGTTAAAACAAATGTTAGATGAATATAAACCAGAATATTTTTTGGATTGTTACAAAATAACTAAAGATGTAGGTAAAAAAGCTGATTACAAATCAATTCAAAAATATGCAATAAAAAAAACAAAAGAAAAATATAAACTATGATAACACTAGCAAGACAAATAGATTTAAAACTAAAAAAGTTTGATGAACTTATGATTAAACTTAAAACAAAATATTTAGATAATCCTGTGTTCTATTCAGAACTTCATAAGATAGATGAACGCAAAGATGAAATACAAAAGCTAATTGACAATAACAAGTAATTAATATATAATGTACTCTTATTAACCAATAGGAGTACAATGATACAAACAAACATACAAGTCGGTAGTGTTTCTAATCTATTGTATGATTTACTAACATCAACTAAAGCTACAAAGTTTCGTGCAGGTTTTACAAAAGTAAATGGCGAGTACCGAGTAGGTAAGTTTGATTTATTAAATCGTTCAACATGGAAACAAACTGATGGTACTATGTACAAACGTAAGGGTAAGAAAAGAACTACTAACCCAGATGAGTACATACTAGCACATGACTTAGAAAAAAAAGCACCACGAAACATATCTGTTAAAAGATTGAAGTGGTTTAGTGTAGGCAAAAAAGTCTATAAAATCAATAGGTTAGAGGTAAATGATGACATTACAATAGTAATGTTTGATAAGATAAAATTCAATCATCTTAAATTACTAATGACTAAAGGAGATATCAATGAGTAGTGAATGGTGTCAGAATAAAAAGTGTCCCCAAAAGAAAAATCAAAATCAAATTCGTGGCAGTAAAGGTGCAAAATATTATCAATCTAATAAAGCACAAAATTATATAGGCTATTGGTGTTCCAATGGTTGCCGTGATTCTTGGTGGAATCAAAATAAAGATACTTGTATGCAAGCAGTAGGTTTTATTGATAAACAAATATTACCTGTAGAGGACGCTTGGTATGTAGAATATTTATATGATTGGCGAGAAGAAAGTCATAACAGATATCGTTTAAGAAATAAATTAAAAGGTGTTGACCATCATATAACAAGAGAACAAGCACAAAGTCCAGAAGATATACAACAAGATAGAAATTGGTCTGTAATAGATAACACACAAGCCAAAGAACTAGCAATAGAATTAGGTATAGCTAGTTGACACATCAATAACATTAGTATATTATATAGACATCACTCAGACATCTGGGTGGTGTCTTTTTTTTAACCAACAATAAGGAGTACTCATGGAACAAAAAGAGATAAGACTCAATGCTGATAAGCGTAAGTCATTAGTTATAGACTTTCGTAAGCATTGTGAATCATTGGACAACTCTGAGAAAGAGGCGTTCAAACAATCAAGAGATGACGCAAAGTCTACAATGCAATCCTCATTTGCTACTTGTAAAGAAGTAGTTGAAAGAAGATTTCCATTAGAAGATGTTGCGACACTTCAATCACTACAAAAAAAGCATAACACTATCAATGCAGTAGGCACAGATAGTTGTTTCTTTTTTAAAGTGACTGACGCACCCAAAGTGCTTGACCAATACAATGACGAAGTAGATAAGTCCAAACATTTTTCGTTTGAGTTAGACGGAAGTATCAATGGAAGTTATGGAAGTCGTTATGGTAGTGGTAGCAGTAACAATGGTAAGAACTTTGCATATGCTATGTATCGTGAAGATATGAAAGCAGTAGGTTTGAATCCAGACTGTAATATTGAAGCTGATTTACAAGCAGAGAAATCAGACCAAAGATACAGTAGAAACAGCAACCCATACCTATCACAATGTAGAAATGATAATCAACATTGGCTACAAGGTGGTCAAGGTGGTGGTAATAAGTATGACTCATGGAAAAATGATTATGCTTTACATATCATTGGTACAGGTGGTTGTCGTTCAAGAGCAATACCATGTTCAGACTTAGAGTTTGCTAAGTTTGAAATGATGATTAGTGCTAAACAAGAAGTAGTCAATACTCATACTCAATGGATAAAAACTGTTGTAGCTAGAGTAAGTAGATTTAAAGAAATAATTAAATCTATGACTAAGTTTTCTCAAGTAGAAAAGTTTGCTAATCATAAAGATATACAATGGAAGATTGACCCTAGTATACTAGCAGATAAAATGGGTATGGACTTGGTTATCTCTATTGATGACGCAGCCGAATCAATTATGAATATTGGTTCACCAAAACAAACAAGAGCAGAGAAGATACTTGCTTGGCAACAAGCTAATAGTGTCAGTCTAGCCTCTTAATAATCTAATAGGTATAGGGGAGAAATCCCCTTACCTCTTAATAGTTGACATACTAACAATAGTATAGTATATTATAAACATTACTAATTAATTTTAGTAGTGTTTTTTTTTAATCTAACAATAAGGAGAAGATATGAGTACATTAGTTGCAAAACTAAAAGATCAGTACGAAACTCAATATCAACATAGCATTACGCCAGTTGAACTGCGTCAATTAAACTCTGTTGAAAGTGATTTTGTATTAAATAAACCTAGTTATGCTGTGCTTGACACAGAAAATAACAAAGCAATACATCTACATGGTGCTAACTATCAGTTAATACCCTATGAAAAAATATTATCTGGGTTATCTAATGCATTAGATGAGTACGAAATAGATATAAGTGATACATCTATTAAATTTAATTTATCACCAAACTTAAATTACATGAAACTTAGAATTTTGTTTGGAGATACTGGAGATTTTGGTACTTACTCTATGAGTCATAATGAAAATGATAAACTAAAGTTTGGTATTGAAGTTATATCTAGTTATGATGCATCAATTATCTATCAGTTAAGGTCAATGTTTTTAAGATTAGTATGTGCAAATGGTATGAAATCATTTGAAGATATTAATTCATCTATGAAAAGACATACACTTCAATTTAATCTTGATGATTCATTTGCTAAACTAAAAAATCTTAACACAACTTTTAGTGATATGAAAAATAAAGTAGAGGTATATCAAAGTGTAGAGTTAGGTAGACAAGATGTTGAAAAATTATTTAGAAAGTTTTCTAATAATTCTGATGGTAAGTATCACTTACTTAATAATGTATTAGAAACTGATGCAAATAAATCAACACTCTATGATGTATACAATGCACTAACAAATTACAGTTCGCATAATGAACGAGCTGTTAAGATAGGTAAAAGAGATAGTAAAGATTATAAGATTGAATCTTCTAAAAAAGACTCTGTAAGAAGTAATGAAGATAGAGACTTTGAAGTTAGAAACTTTCTAAAGACTAATGACTTTATGTTTTACTATCATCAAGGCGTAGCCAACAGAGCAAAACAATAATAAATATTGTGGGGGGTGCTATGTATATACTAACCCCCCTGCAACGACAGGACACCTTATCATATTTTAATAGATAATCCAAGTAGACATAGTGTCACATCTATGTTATAATCCACAACAGAAAAGGAAATATTATGAAAACATATGTACCAGAGAGAACAGATAAAACACCAGAAGAAAAAATAGGTATAGCAAAAATACAAATTATGTTTGAGGATTCATTCGGTTTGTTTAATGCTAATAGTGGACATATGTCAGATGTACACAAACAAAGGGAGAAAGATAAAGCTACTAATTGGTTTCGTTCTAAAGATTGTGAGTTTTTTTGTGACCTTGCAGGTACAGAGCAAGACCATATAATTAAATTACATGATGTATTGACATACCAATACAACACAGGTAAAGTAACACTTGAAGAAGTAAGATTTGCAATACGAAAATTAGAGTTAAAGATATGAATATATTTCATTTACACAAAGACCCAGAGATATGTGCTAGTTATCATTGTGACAAGCATGTAGTAAAAATGATATTAGAAACAGGACAGATGTTATCAACTGCATACCAAAGACATTGTGGTATTGATGAACAACTATACAAACCTGCATATCCACACCACCCTATGACTATATGGGTAGGAAATTCATTAGGTAATTATATGTGGTCAATAGATTTATTAGGTCATTTACTTAATCAATACAGACACAGATACCATAACAAAATTCATAAGACAGGTAGAATACTAAACAATCTTATATGTTTAAATGAAAAAGTAAAAGATAAATTTGAATATAAAACATTTCTTATACCACCACAATGTATGCCAGATGAATACAAACATGAAGATTATATTACTGCATACAAACAATATTATGTTGGTGAGAAAAAACGATTTGCTAAGTACACAGCAGTTGACACACCAGACTTTATGTGTTAAGATAGCATCATATATATATAAATAAACCCTCAACAAAGGAGACATATGTCGGACATACCAACAGTAGATACTTCATGGGAAATGAAATGGATGCGTTCTTTAAGAAAAAGAGCCATCAACATTCTCGCAAGAATCGAAAATGATAGAAAACCTACACAAGAACTTCATTATGAATTGAGAAAAGCTATGGAAGCTTTTACTTATTGGAATAGTGATACTGCTATGTGGGAAAAACATCAGATGATAATACCTACTACTCAACCTGTACCTCAAGCTGAGATACAAGAATCAGAAGTAGACCCAGTAGATAGTAATTAGTGGACATACTAATTACTTTTCTATTTATAGGTGGTGGCTTTGCAGAAATACCTGCAAGGCTACAACCTTATGAATTTTGTACTGATAAATCACAAGAGTATATTACCTATGTAGAAAATCCAGATTACAAAGAAGGCAATGGTCAAGTGTGGATACATGGTACATATGATAACAAAAAAATATTTGCAACATATTGCAAAACACTTGACAGAAAGAGAATGATAAGTTATTATGATCCAGAATATAAAGAAAAGATTAAGTAAAATAAATGTATGGTCATTGTATTACCGAACAGAGATTGTTTGGTTTAGCATTGGCTTTATCGTAGGAGTTATATTAATATGAAAATAAAAAGACCAATAGAATATAAAAATTTAGAACAAAGAATAGATGAAAACTTTGCTAACGATACTGACTATGATATATTTCACAAAAGAAATGGTAGAATAGTGGTTCATTTTTGGGATAAAAATTATCTTAAAAATTTTCCACACAAAGATGGGAGAAAAAATGAAAGTTAAAGAAATAGAAAAAAAGATAGGTACACTATCTAATCCAAGTAAGATGCCCTCGTATGCATGGGGCATACCAATACAATATTGTGTGACAGGTAGTAAGCTAGCATTAGTTGATGGCACTATCTGTAACAAATGTTATGCAGGTAAAGGTTGTTATGTATTCCCAGTTGTAAAAGCTATGTATGAAAAGAGATACCAAGCTATTGCATTACCAGAATGGGTAGATTATATGGCAGAATTACTTACCCAAAAGTACAAAAACCTAGATAAATCAAGGCGTTTTCACCGTTGGTTTGACTCTGGTGATGTACAATCTTACTCACATCTTATGAAAATATTTGAGGTATGTGAACTTACACCACACATAAAGTATTGGTTGGCTACTAGGGAATATCAAATCATAGATAAAATTACAGAGAAAGATGTACCAAAGAATTTATGCTTACGAGTATCAACAACTAAAGTTGATAGCCCACCACCTAAGTTTTGGAAGTGGACATCTGGTGTGCATAAAGATAAACCTGCAGTAGGTAGAGAATGTCCTGCACCTAAACAGAATGGTGAGTGTGGTAGTTGTCGTGCCTGTTGGAGTCATAAAGTTAAACAAGTAAGTTATAAGGAACACTAATGAAACAACAAATAATACTAGAGATACGAGAGATACTAAATGTATATCAAGATACAATGACAAAAGATATAGAGCAATCATTAAGAAACTTAATTGATTTTATAGAAAAGGTTAAAGATGACCAAAGTATCTAAAAGAAAAATAAAAAAGTTTTTAACTTTAAGTTTTAAAAAAAATAAAGATTACTATAACAAAGAACTTGAGATAGCCATAGAAGTTATCCAAGATTTTTTAAATTGTGAGCCATTAGATGTTGGTAAATTACAAGGTAATACATTTGATACAGTATATGAGATAGATAATGAGGAGTAGTATATTACTTATCTTTTTTTTATGCCTTGTTTCTTGTAAAGATTTAAACATAGACCCAACAACAAGTGTACTTAAACATATAATAACTAATGGTAATAAATAATGTGGAGACACCCAGACTATTATAAAAAATTAAGAAAGAACTTGACAAACAAAGATAACTATGATAAGGAGAATCATGATGAAAAAATACAAAGTAAGAATCTTCGGACTAGGAATAGACGCAAAGGGACTAATACCATTTCCATACGAACCAACACTAGACATGGTTGAGAATGCTGTTGCTGAATATTTAAACGAAGGACTAATGAAAATAGAAGCTGATGACTTCTATGCAAAAGATAGATACACAATAGTATACGAGGAAATGCCAGTTGAATTATAAACAACAACTAGCAGTAGTAGAAGGGCTATTCATTCCACCAGATACATCTGTTAGAATGGACTGTCCTTTTTGTTCTGGTAAAAATACTTTATCAGTAGACACATCAGCCAATAATCTTAATTGGTATTGTTTTCATGCATCATGTAATGCCAAAGGTAAATATCAAGGAGAAAAAAATATGAACTATGTAACAGATACATTTAAACAGAAAGAAAAAATACAAAATTTAACATTTGAAATACCAGATAGTTTTGTATCTGTGTATTCAGATGAAAAATCCATGAAGTACTTACATAAAAATAATTGTTGGGAAGCTTGGAGTTGGGGTAGAGCAGTAATTAAATTTGATGTAAAACAAAATCGTGTAGTGTTTATGGTTAAAGAACCAAACACAGATGAGATTGTAGGTGCAGTAGGTAGAGGATTAAATTCTAAAGTCTATCCAAAATGGTATATGTATGGCAACAAAGATGTACCATTTACTTGTGGATTGATAGAACACCAAGAGGCTATACTTGTAGAGGACTGTGCATCTGCATGTGCAGTATCTAATGTATTAACAGGTATAGCTTTAATGGGTACATCATTAAAAGAATCTCATAAGAAATACTTGACACAATACAAAAAATTGTATATAGGGTTAGATAGAGATGCAACAACTAAATCGTTTACTATTGCTAATGAACTTAAATCTTATGGTATTAAGAATGTTCATGTTAAAACATTGGAAGATGATTTAAAATATTATGGAACAAAAGAAATAGAGGAGATGTTTAATGACTGAAGAAATGATGAAAGAGATATTAGAAGATTGGATGAGTTGGAAATATGATATACAAGATATGAATAGAAGTGAATGGAATACAAGAGATCAAAGTAAATTAGATATGATAACAGTAATTTTAGAGGATCAATTAAAATTACAGAAAGCAATTAAAAGAAGATGATAGAAAAACAAATAATAAAATTAATGTTAGATAAAGATTTTTATACAGAGTATAAAGGTCAAGTATCTCGTAATGTATTTCAAGGTAGCTTTGGTTCTTTGTATGATACAATACAAAAAGCACATGAGAAGTATGACTCTGATATAAGTATTGATGAGTTGTATTCTTTACATACTGCTGTATTTAATCCTGCACTTACCCGAGCAGCAAAAGAACAGTTTAGTGAATTGCTTGAAGATATAAAAGAAACACA